GCATTTCGACCTGTCATCAAAAACGCAGTCAACCCGCATTTCAAAAACAAATATGCTGACCTGTCTGCCGTAATTGATTCAGTAATTGATGCCTTGCATGAGAATGGCTTTGCATTGACCCAACAAACCACACCTGAAAAAGATGGTGTCAAAGTCAACACAATTCTGATGCACATTTCTGGCGAATCATTGACCCTTGGCGAATTGTTCATACCTAGCACCAAAAATGATGCTGTGTCGTTTGGTTCGGCTTTGTCATACGCAAGACGCTATTCGCTTCTGACAAGCCTTGGGCTTGCGCCAGAAGATGATGACGGTGCTAGGGCAACGCCTAAACAATCAATTATTGATGAAAATGTCATGGCTGATCATTTGGCAAACATTGCATCTGCGACTACAGAAGATGAATTGAAAAAGGCTTTTACACAGGCTTATAAGGCTTGTGAATCTGATGCCAAATGGCAAAAGGTTGTCATTGCCGCCAAAAATGCCAAGAAAAAGGAACTGACATGAGTAACTTACAAACAGACATTGATCTAATTGTTAGCGTCAATAGTGCTGACATTGAGGCACTTGAAGATGCACGAATGACTTTAGATTCAATCAAAAAAGCAGACCCAGGCACATATGACGAAATCATTGATGAATCCCTGCGCTTGATTACAAAAGCCCTGAACATCAGCGTTGGTGAATCTATTGAAAGAATTGCTGATCAACTAGGAGTGAAAGCATGAGTAAATCTTCAAGACTTAGGGCAAAGGTTAGCACAGACCACCCCATGCACAGATTGTATGAGGCATCGTCTGACATAGTGGCAAGAACAGTCAAGGCTTACGAGAACGCTAATGTTCCTGTTCCTGATAGTTTTTCCTTGCCTGTATGGGTAGATGGTAATCCAGTCATGCGAATTACCATTGAAGTTGGCACAAAAGTTACTGCTGATTACGCAATTTTTAAAGCACAAAACAAGGAAAAACTGTAATGCAACAAGGCACAACAGAATGGTTCATGGCTCGACTTGGCAAAGTCACAGCCAGCAGGGTTTCTGACATTATTGCCAAGACCAAATCAGGTTACAGCACCAGCCGCCAAAACTACCTTGCTCAATTGGTGGTTGAACGCCTGACGCAAAAGCAAACAGAAACCTACACCAATGCCGCTATGCAATGGGGCACAGATACAGAACCGCTTGCTAGGGCGGCTTATGAGATTGCCAATGACCTGATGGTTGATGAAGTGGGGTTTGTAGATCATCCAAGCATTGCAATGGCTGGCGCATCACCTGATGGGCTAGTTGGCGCAGATGGTCTGGTTGAAATCAAATGCCCTAACACAGCCACACACATTGAAACGCTGTTGAATGGAACGATTAAATCCGAATACAAAACTCAAATGCAATGGCAAATGGCTTGCACAGGCAGAACCTGGACAGACTTTGTTTCGTTTGACCCAAGAATGCCAGAAAAGCATCAAATCAAAATCATCCATGTAAACAGGGATGATGACCTGATCAAGACACTTGAAACAGAAGTGATTGAATTTCTCAAAGAAGTTGACAAAACAATTGAAAGGATTAAAAGTCTATGAGCAAACTTGTTTATGAAATCACCGCTGTTGTTGGGAAATACACCAACCAAACAGGCGAACAAAAAAACCGCTATCAGCGTATTGGTTCAATCATTGATACCAAAAATGGTTTGATGATGAAACTAGATCAGATGCCAGTTTTTGAAGGGGGCTGGTCTGGATGGGCTTATCTGAATGCGCCAACGCAAAAAGAGAACCCAAAATATCAGGGTCTACCCAAAGATGATTCTGATGACATTCCCTTTTAATTCAAGATAGGAAACAAACATGAAAAAAGCACTCATTGGAATTTGGCTGGCAACAGTTGCATCAATGGTTTGGGCAAGTTGCTCAACACATACCATCACATCAGGGGGGCGCATCGTCACTTGCACCACTTGCTGTTTTGGCGGCAATTGCACCACCAATTGTTTTTAATCTAAACAGGACAAATTATGAAGCACATTCAAGAAGTCACATTGAAAAAAGCCATTGCTATGCTGAATGCTGTTGGTTGCAAATATCACATTACAATTGATGGGCAAGAGTTTGGCGAACCCATTACAGACAAAACTAAAAAATATGCAAAGTATGGTTATAGGGCTGTAACAAATTACATTAGAAATTATTTAGACAACATAGAAGTAGGTATGGCAGTGGAAATTCCTTTTGATAATTTTGACCATAAAGATTTAAGGGCAACAATTTCAAGTTACTTGGTCAAACATTATGGCAAAGGAAGTTGCACAACTTACACAAATCTCAAAAACAATACAGTTGAAGTTTTAAGGATTGGCTGATGAAACCTATACAAATTGTCAACGCTAACAAGGCTGAATTTTCTAACGATTTCATCCGATGGTTGCCTGAAAATTTGCATATTTGGGATGCGTTTGTTGCCGAAACATTCAAAGTCATTAACAAAGGCTTTAAGCACTATTCCGCTAGGACAATCATTCATGTCTTGCGCCACCATAGTGCTTTGGCTGAAAATGGCACAGAATGGAAAATCAACAACAACATCAGCCCATATCTTGCTAGGTTGTTTGCTTTAGCCTATCCTAAGCACAAAGACCTGTTTGAATATAGGCGCACATGGCTGGCTGAATCTGATCAACTTCTTAGGACATACTCATGAGCAAAATTGATATTTTTCAAAGAATCATTGTTGCATCAGACATTTATTTTGAAACTGATGATGGGCTAACTGTTTCAGTTCAATACATTGAAGCAGAACCAGATGTGAATCTGCCAGAAGATATTGATGTGACTGTGTTTGATAAAGACAAAAACAACATCACTTTTGATATGGATGATGACAAATATCAGGAAATTGTCAGGTTGTCTTGGGACAAACTCAATGCCAATATGGAATTGGAAAAGAGTTGGTCGGCACTAGACCGATATGAAGATCAAAAGTTCAATCGTGAACAAAACCTAGATTGATTTAAAGCCCTAGAAATAGGGCTTTTTCATCGTTTCTACGCTTTACAAGCCCTGGTAATACTTTGCCAGCGGCTTTTGTCCAATCCAAAAACGCTTCACTTGCGCCTTGGAAATCACCCCTGTTGTATTTCATTCTTAGGGTAGATTTTTGTAAATTACCTAGTCCAACATTAAAACTAAAACTGACCAGTGCATCCAGATGGTTTTGCTTATCAAAAGAACCAGGACACAATCGAACCACACCATTTTCAAATCGTTCAAGGTCTTTAGCAAGAATAGCATCCACTTCATCCATTGTTAATTTTCTATCCCATCCAGCAGGGATAGACAAGCCTAGACGCTCGGCAAAAGGCACTTTGGCATGATTGGGGTCAATCACATGACCAACCCCCACAGTCCACAACCTTGCTGGACACCGATAGGGCAACAATCTAACACCCTCATGGTGTTTGATCATTTCAATGGCTTTTTTGCTGATCATTTGCCAAAAGCCCGACCACCAAAGTGAAAAGCAATGATACTAGCAAACAATGCGGCTGTGTTTGTGTCCCACAGCATTTCTGCCATCTGAACAAAATCAACCTTGTGCCAAAAGCCATAGATGATTAGCCCCAGGTCAATAAAGCACAGCAAAGCAAAGAAACCCATTGTGATCAACGATCTGGTCGCACCACGCAAATTCTTGACCCATTGACTTGTGCCTTCATTTAGGCTTTCATCATGCTTATAAACCGCTTCCAATTCAGCCTTTTGTGCGTCAATGACCGCTGTTTTGGTGCTGGCATCAGCCATGTATTTTTGTGCATCTGATTGCACTTTTAATTCTTCTAGTTTGATTTCTTCTACCTTGGCTTGTGCAATGTAGCCACGCTCAATCATTTGCAATTCACGCTCAATTTGCATTCTGGCTAATTCAAGTTCATGTTTTTTATCTGCTTTATCTTGAAAGAAATCAAGCAATTTGGGCAAGCCACCCATCAGGAAAGAAAGCAATGTGGAAAGCAAAGTTAACATGATGACCCTTTCATTTATCTTTGGCAAACATGATGCCCTGAATGACAAGCCAAATCAGCGGCGGCACTAACAAAACGACCAGAACAATTCCAATGATCATATTGACCAACTCAGCCATTTTTCTAGCCTTAACTCTAGCGGCATCGTTGGCTCTGCGCCTTGCTTCACGCTCGGCTTGCTCACCCTCTTGCACCCGCTTCATAATGTTTTCCCAAACATCGGCATGACCTGTCTGGAAAAAGATCATCTTTAATTCATCTTCAAACTTCTTTTGCGATAACAATTGCATTTCAATTTGTATCGCCTGGGCAAGACTAGACCCACCTTGTTTTTTGGCTTGATCTAAAGCCTTTACAGTCTGTTGTTTAGCCCCGAAATACTGACCTAGCAATGGTCCAAGGCTTCCAACATCATTGACAGTTTTCTGTGCCGCCTTGATGACTTGGACAGTTTTTTGGACAGCGGCAAATGCCGCCATTGCAGTAGTAATCGGGTCAACCATTATCTATTCAAATGGGTCAAAAATGCCCAAATGACCCCCGCCATACTGACCAGCATTATGCCAGCAGTCTTTAGCATAATGCCTTCTATTCGTTTCAGCCTAGCGTTTATCTGCTCATAACGCAGGGCGCAAACCGCTTCGTGACTGTTTAATCTTGATTCTGTTTCGTTAATCGTTGCCATGTCCACAAACCCCAAAAATAGGTATGTGGATTGTAATTTTTTACAATAATTTGGTCAGGTGATTTATGACTTCGCTAGGTTGAACAAACGCTTCTGGATTATGGTTTGTGTAATCCCAATGTAAGAATTGGTTCGCACTTAGGTAATCTCTGTGTTTAAGCAGATTTACATTCTCAGGATGACCAAAAATTAGCGGGTCAGACACCGACCAAAGCACGATGCCTTTTTTGCCTTCATCCCATGCCAAGTGTTGAAAGAAACTGTCTACGCCAATCCAAGTCTTGCATTCCCTGATTAATTGACGCAATTCAGGAATAGGCAAATCAGTTCTGAAATCAGGCACAAATTGATGCTCACCAGCCCGACCGACTTGGACTATTGGTAATTCAATTAAATCAACCAACTTTTTCCAATGCGGATAATTCTTAGGGTTTTCCCTGCCGCTTGGCAACTTTTGTGCAAAGGGGGCAATGATGATCACAGAAACATCCTCTCAAATGCGCTTTGAAGGCTTTTGCGCCACTTATTCTTGTCCATCCACGCATAGACATTAAATTGCTCAAGACCGCCAAATAGGGCTTGTGCTTGGGCTATTGATTCGCCTGGGACTAAATCAGGGTAGCAAGTGAACACCCAAGGGTTTTTAATCTTGGGTAGCACATGGCTGAACACGACATGATCACCCATGCCGCAATTCAGCACCACAATGGTTTTGCCCCTTGCCGCCAGAATATTCCTAAATATCTGCTCATCATGCTCATACAAGGCTTGATTGGTTTCTGCCCGAATGCCGCCTTGGGGATTTTTCATGTGCCAAGTCACAGCATTGGGCACAGCCAAAATCCTGTAATTTTTCTGGCGCAATCCATAAGTGAACAAGGTTTCCTCTCGGTGCGCCACCCTAGACAAACCTGTGTTGTAGTCATGCACACCAGCCCGATACAAAAATGTGCAATGCAGATGATCAACATTTTGCACACGATGAATATAGCCCCACTGAATATTTGGCTCGGTGTCTATTAGGTCAATTTTTCCTGTGGCATTAATAGGCTCAGGATTGCATGGCATGGTCAAGACAGACCCACCGATTGCACCTACATCATGGTCAATGTATTTGCACAGATTTTCAAGCACATTATGTTCGGGGATAGCGTCATCATCCACACGCCAAACCCAATCAAAACCCATTCGGTTAGCAATCTGATGGTTGTGATGCTGACCCTTTTTGCCAGCAAATTGCCATTCCCAAGGTATTCCCTTGGCATCCATGATGTGAAAGAAATGCGAATAGATCAATTCTGTTCGCACATCTTGCGGCTCATCGTTGTCATCAAAGATGACCAACTTATCAACCCTGCGGCTCTGGTTGATGATAGCCTGTAATGCCAAGGGCAAAGTGCTGTGGTATCTGCCCCTAGTGGATATTGAACAAAGTATCTTAGGCATTGTCCCACCAACAAATCATCAGGTTCAAATGGTTTTGATCTGTGATTGGGTCAGGTGTTGTCTTGATTTGTCCAGCCTCATTAATGTAATTAAATTTAAAGCCAGGGAAATGCGATTCATTCAAGCCATGCAGTTTGTGATGTGGACCCCAAAACCCCACAGGCTCATTCATGGGCACAGTAATCAGCAGACGCTTGCAATGTTTTTTAAGTTTTTCAACAACTTCCAGACCATTATCAAGATGCTCAATCACCTCAAATGCAATGATTGTGTCGTATTGCTCAAACTCAAACTTGTTAATGTCGGCATTCACAAACTTTGCGTCATAGCCCCAATCTTGTTCTTTTGCAACTTCAACAATAATTGGGTCATAGTCAACACCAGTATATTGAATGTCTTTGGGCAAGAATTGAATTCCATACCCATCAGAACAACCGATTTCCAAAACCTTTTTGCCAATCAATTGCTGGCTTGCCCAACTGTATCGGGTGACTTCCCTTGGGAAAACCACATCACCTTTTAGGAAAACTGCTCTTTCCCAATAGTTCGACAATCTCCATCGATACCAATCAAAGTTGTATTTCTTGGCAAGTTTTAGGCTGTTTAGCAAAAATACATTGTCCCAATTGCTGACCAGTTCAGGGT